GACCAAAGTTTTCAACGATGGTGTTTGCACCGCTTTCGATTGCATCCTCAGAGAGAGAAGCACCACGCATATCCACGATGTTCTCGCTGTTCATGTAATCGTGGTAGTTAGCCCAAGCGTCAGACTGCTTCTGCTGAGCAAGGAATCCGTTGAACTCCAGTGGGATGAGTTGCTCATCACCAAAGTAGAGAGACTTGGTCAACTTGCGGAGAATCCAAAGAGTACCATCCTTGATTGTCTTCTCCATTACGTTACCAATCATCGTGTTGACGAGAGTCATCTGATGAGTTACGCTCTTGGTTACACCAAGATACTTCACCAGCTGTGCTCTACGAACAAACACGCTGTCCTCTTCTTCTGGGAGTTCACCTTCAGCGTTGAAGCCGCCACGGTCTTGACCGTAACTAACTTGCTGGTTGTACTCTTCGACAGTGTTGTAGGCAGGTTTCTTTGGGATGTCCTTCCACAAACGGATGTCGCTCTCACGGAAAGTCAAGTGCTTCAGAGTTTTCTCCAGAGACTCAACCTTCAAGGGTGAACCTGACGCATCTGTCATATTGGCAGTTTCACGACCAGTGATTTCACCAGCGGCAAGTGCCTTATTCAAAGCGTCAACTTCAGCCTGATTGCCCTGACCATAGCCATTCGCACCCTGGTAGCCATAATCGGCAAGATTGATTGAAAGTTTTTCCATGTTAAAAAATAGTTAAATGTAAAACACCTAATTTATTTGATGATTTCAATACCAAATTCATTCTTGATTCTTGCGATGACGTTAGCGGTCAACTCTGCTCCTGCCTCGTAAGCAGTGCAAGCCTTGCTAAACTCTTCATCGTAACCCTTCGCAAAGGTAGCCTGGTCAAGAATCTCTGCAACAGCAGAACGATTATTTGCACTAATCTGATTCTTTCCCAACTCATCCTTATTGCTCTTCATAAAATCGTTATCCTCACCCTTGCGGAAAGCACGCTCAACTGGAGCAGCGTGACGGATAGATTTTGGAGCAGGTACGGATGAACCAATTTCTGCGAGTTGTTCGTTGATGCCCTGGAGTTGAGATTCATAACCCTTGATAACCTCTTCCTGAGATTCAATCGTTTCAAGGGCAAGGTTCAAACTCTCCTGAGCCTTTTCAAGTTGAATACTCTGAGCCTTCACCATGACGCCAAGTGCCTTAACGTACTTTGACTGGGAGTTGTGGGATGCGGCAATAGCCTTTTCGATGCGCTCAAAACGAGAATCAAAAGAGTTCATGAGTGCCTTCTTGACGCCTTTTTCATCCTCTTCTTCGTCTTCATCCTCATCTTCAGTGTCGTCAGCCTCATCTTCTTCCTCTTCCATTTCCTCTTCTGGATTGGGTTCATCGTCATCCTCTTCTTCCATTTCCTCTTCGCTTTCAGGCTCTTCACCTTTCTTAATCTGCTTCTTTGTTGCAGATGAGGTTTCGTCACCTTCGTTTTCTTCGGTCTCTTCAACCTCAGTTTCTTCGGTTTCTTCAACCTCTTCAGTGTCTTCACCCTTAATGACACTCAACTCTGGTGCTTCAATTCCTAAAGCATCATAAGCCTTTTGAATGTCCTCTTCGGTGATTGCCTTTGAGTTCTTTTTCATATTAGCAATTTTTTCGATTATTGAATATATTTCTTGCGCTTTTGATACGCTTATACCTGCGATGTCGTGAAAAATTTTATCAAACACCTCTGCCTTTCCAAAGGTAGTCACTTTCAGATTATCATCCACGCTCTCCTTTTTCAAAGCAGCGGCAGTTTCAGTATCAACTGCCTCTTCCTGAGTTGCTATAATATCCTTCTCCTTAATCTCTTCTTTCTTCTCTTCTTCATCCTCAAAGTCATCGTCAATATCCCCCTTGATGATGTTTGCGAAAGTTTTAGGATTTTTCGGCTGATGGGTAATAGCAACGCCAGTGATGACCGCCTTGACAATTTTCTTATAGTCTGGGCTGGTTGGGTCTTCACTCTTACGCTTTACAACACGACCTTCAATGGAGTAACCTAACCTGCGTGTCTTTGAATCGCTGGCGAGAGTTTTAGCCAATGCCCAAATATCGCATGCTACCTGAGAATGCGGATACAGTTGGGTTTCAATATACAAACCTTCTTTGCGAATCTCTGCCTTGGTAGGCTCTCCAACAATAGTACCAGGATTGGTTTTTGCCTGGTGATGCCAATTTACTAAACCACTTTTCAAAAGCGGTCTAATATCAAACCCTTTAGGGTCAAGAAATTCCCCGTCACTATCTTCATCTGCGGTGGATGCGATACCGCCAAGTAGCATAATTTCTTCGCCAGTCTTTTCATCAATGGCTTTCTCTACCTGATTAAGTTCGCACCAAAATTCAAAATTATCTTTTTTCATCCTTCTGAAAATTTATTTCAAAAGGATAATACTTGCTAAAATTTTATACCGCTCAATTATTCATCATTATAGCATATGTATCTTACGAATGACTCTTCACTTGCATGACCAGTTGCTCGCAATATACTATTTCTTGGGATGTTTCTGAGAGTGTTAATTGTAGCAAACGACCTTCTTGCGCTGTGAGAAGAAATTAGTTGGTATCTTTTCTTGACCTCTCTCGTTATCACTCCATTGATTTTATTATCAATATAAACGTCATCAAGAAAATCCTCACCTATACTATATAATAATTCATGCAGATAGCCGTTGTAATTGTTTATATCCCCAGTGTAAGGTGCGTGATAGTTATATTTCTCTAATATAGCCCAAGTAATACGACTATCAATGCTGAGCGTGTTAATAGGAACAAAACATTTATTACCAGTCTTTTGCTGAACAATAGTGAAATGTCCATTCTTAAAGTTCTCAGGGGAAATTCTTACCAAATCGGAATATCTTTGCCCTAAATTGCATCCAAGTACAAACATATCCCTAACCTTCTCAAGAGTTGCTATTTTATTCTTGCGCATTTTCATTACTCTCTTTTCCCTGAAATTATATGATTCCTCTTGCCCGATTTTGAAATGATAAATATGCGAAATCTCGTCAGGTGTTAGAGAAATCTTGCTTGACATATAATTAGGAATATCAACCTCATTGTAACTTGGATTCAATTTAACTCCGTATTTGCTTGACCAATTAAGTACAGCAATCAAACTCGTCTTAATATGACCAATTGTCGAATACTTCAAACCTTGGTCTGAGAGAAACGGAACAAAGTGGTTCCAAAATACAGAAGAAATCATTGATGGCATTATCGTACAATTGAATCGCTCTTCAACATCAATTAACTTATTTACAAGCATACGATAATTTTGCTCAATTCTTGGATGCGATAATGATTTAATCTCGCACATCTTATCAATACATTCTATAAGAGTGCAATCACTCAAATCTAAAACAAACAAATCGCTTTTGCTCGTCTTCAAATAATCACGGAATCCGTCATCATTCTTTGCGTTTTTGCGAAATTTACATGCTAACATAACACTGTCCTATAATATGAAATTTTTGATATTTTACCAATCTCATACTATAAAACGATGAGTGCAGGCTTTTTCAAACCTGCACCCATTCCGTACCGACTTATTACAAGAACTATGTTCTTAATACTGTGAAACAACCTTAATGTCGTTCGTATCATAACTAATAACAATACTACCCTTATGAACTAGATTTCTGTCAAATTCAGCACCAACTCTTAACATTCTTATATATTTAAGTCTGGTATCTACGGAAAATACTGTAAATTGATTCTCAAAAGTAGTACCTTCAATAAGTGCTGTATCTTTCCAATTTTCAAATGCTGCTGTTCCTGACGGAAATATAATAAAAGGCTGGTTAGGATAATCAGCATATACACCACACGCTTCTATATGTGTATGACCATACATATAGCAGATAAATGTACCACCGTCATTTTGGAAAGCATCTACAATAGGAGCAAGATAGTAATTATTATGATGACCAGGAGAAATACCACCTCTGTCTTTCAAGTCTTTAAATGTAAAATTACAATCCATTAAGTCATATTCTGACATATTATTGTCACCTGACACTATATGTGCTGCTATTATTACA